CCCCGTGTTTGGGTCAAAAGTGGCAGTTGTCCCAGTCGTTGCGGTTGATCCATTCGTCAACAGACCGCTGACGGTTCCACCACCAACCACACCGCTAACGCCACCGCCAGGAGCGGGGTTAACAGTTGTGGTCTCTCCACCAGTTGTGCCAAGAGCGGTCTGGCGCGTAGGCTGAGTCGGAATGGTCTGCATCCCAGAGGTCGGCGCAGAGAAAAAGAACGGATTTATCGTTGCGCCAAATCGACCAGCACCATACGGGCCGTTGGTGGGGAAGTAGTTGTAGGTACTCGTAGGAGAAATCACCGGGCCGATCTGTGCCGGTGTAAACCCTGCTCGCTGAGCCGGATTGGTGGCGAGCTGCATATTCTCGGGAGAGCCTTGGATGTTCGCCCGAATCTGATCGGCTGAGAAGTCAGATCCCAGATAAAACTGAAGACCAGCCTTATCTGCTTCCCGGCCTAGAACATCTCGGTAAATCTGCCTGATTTCAGCCTCTGTCGCCGGTGTGCCAGTCGCATACTCACGCGCAGCCATGCCCTGACGCTCAGGAGAGCCAAGCAGAACACCACGAATTTGCTCAGGAGAGAAGTCCGACTGGAGGTAGAAATCCAATCCTGCTTGATCGGGGGCGCGTCCAAGAATGTCCTGGTATGCGGAGCGAACCTCTGCCTCTGTTGCGGGATTCCCCGTAGCGTATTGCTGCGCCCTTACCGCCTCACTCTCTGCTGCACGCTGAGCGAACTGCCTTGCCTCGGCAGAGTTGGCAATGTCATCAGCAATCAGGCTAAGGCTGAACTGCGGGTTTGAGTAGAACTCAAGACCAGCGGCATCAGGCTCTCGCCCGAGATAAGTGCGGTAAAGCTCTCTGATTTGCGCTTGTGTTGCCATGACTTACCCCGGAATCTCTACGTTAGAGGAAATGCCTGCGCCGAGCTTTGCAGCCTTGAGTTGGACTTCAGCCTCGAACTCTTGGCGCTTCAGCTCCAGTTCAGCCGCAGCCTTCTCTCGTGCCAGTTGAATCTCAGCCGCCGCCTTTTCTCGCTTGGCTTGAATGTCGGCCAAAGCCTTCTGGCGGTCAATCTCCAACTGGGCCTGAGCCTGCATCATCATCGCTTGGATGGCCGGATCGGGTTGCTGCTGCTGCGGAGGAGGATTGCTCAGAGCCTGGTCGATCTCAGGCGTGATCGGCTTGAAGAAGGTCGCCGAGTCCTTGAATCCTGCGGCTTCAATCATCCTTCCAAGAGTGTCGCGGTACTGAGCCACCGACACCAGAGGATTGGCAGGGCCGAACTGCTGAAGAATCCGCTCCTGCTTGTCCAGGATCATCGCAAGCATCGCCATCTGCTCTTGCTTGTTGCCCGTTCCCAGTCCGACAGAGATGCTCACATCGTACTGATTCGACCATTCACGGGGATCCATTTGGACGTACTGACCCCGCATCCGAATAATCCGGGGCTTGTCTTGGTACTTGCACAGGAGCTGGAGGATGCCCTTGAACAGACTCTTTACGCCGGTCTCAGCGAAGTTCCTAGCGATGAGTTCCATCTTGCCAGCAGAGGCGTTCTGGAACGCAGCCACAGCCGTAGCGGTGACGTTCTGCAGGACATTTGGATCAAGACCCTGCGTAGCATCCGAAACGCCCGTGCGCTTGGCCTGGACTGCATCCAGATACTCGAGCATCGGGAAGGCTTGGTTCGCCACAGGCTGAACCGCCATCGGAACCACCGCATTGGGGTTCTTCATCCGAATCACACCACCAGGCGTGGGAGAGATGAGATCGTCCAGGTTTACCTGACCATCCACCGCACCGACCCGGTAGTTGTTCGTCAGATACAGGTTGTCCAGCATCTGCCGGGTGATCGTGGACTTCTGCAGCTGCAAATCCATGACCTTATCCGCGAGGGACAAGCCATAGAACTTGTGCGGAACAGGAATCGGGCAGAGGCTATGGAAAGGAATGTAGTCCGTTTCCGTTTCCTCGAGAATCTCGCTTCCGGCGTACCAAACCTGGAGAAGCTCGGCCAGACCATCACCATCCCGGTCTGCGCGGATATAGCACTCGTACACCTCCACATCCTGCATGGTCGGGTCGAGGCTTTCGTCTTGGCTAGGCTGCTCGCCCTCAGAGTACCGAGCCACGCGCTCAGGAGAGAAACTTAGGTCATCGTAAGCCGGGAGGTCGCGGACAACCTCTTCAGGAAAGCCCATTGCCACCAGGTCAGACCGAGGCATCAGTCGACGGTGAGCGACAAAGGGTGAGTCCTGGATCGTTGTGGCCTTCTTGGAGATCAGGAACTCCTCGGGAGGAATGTTCTGGATCGCCACCCGTCCGACTTGGTTCTTCTTCCTAACCTTGACGTTGTAGTAAACCTCGGTGATCTCTACGCCGTCCATCCCGATAGCGGGGTTGCCTTGAAGGTCTAAAACCTGCTTGACGATTGTTTCCTGCTCGATGATCTCCCGAGTCCCATCTGACAGGAGCATCGCCAGTTCCGCATCGCTCAGGTTCTCGTAGGTCTCTTTGATAACGTCAATCTTGTTATCCCAGTAAGCCTTGACCACGCCGACCTTCTCAAGCAGCGCATCCTTGAACCAATCGTGCAGGATGGCGAAACCAGGGTTGTCCTTGTAGAACACCCAGTTCGAGTAGTCCGTGGCTTGATTCGCGCCCTGCTCATCACCGGGGCCGACAGGCTCGTAACGGATGATGTCATCCGAGGCGGTGAAGATGCGGATCAGTTGAGGAATCGCGCCGTCAATGACCTCTGCCACCTCTCCGGTGACGATCTGGCTTCGACCCTCTACCTCGTTCCCGTAAGGGTAACGAAGGTAATACTCAAGTGACCGGGTTCTCTGCTCGGTTGTCTCCGTTTGGAGATACCCGATCGCTCCATCGATTTCGGCCTCGAGCAGGCTTTTCAGGCTGATTTGATTCATGCTTTTCCTCTAACGCTTTGATGCGTCGCTCCAGCTCCGCGAGTTTGGCGTTGATGTTGCCTTGAGGCGTTGCCCACATTAGACCACCCACCTTGTGTTAACGCTAATCGGCTTGCTCCAGTCGCCCTGTTCGTGAATCCCGATAGCGAAGTATCGGAACGCATCGGACGAATGAGAGGCCCAGTCGTGTAGCGGTGTGTCAAAGAATACGTTTCTCTTCTCGTCAAAGTTGCGCCGATAGTTCCTGAGCGCGTCTAGACCTTGCTTCACCTTCGGCACATTAAACCAGCACTTCGGGAGAATGCGTCTGACGCTCTGGATTCCATCTGCAACTGACAAGCGCGGAGCGACGGTTATTTGTAGCCCTGCCTCTTGCAGCATTTCCTTTCTGCTGCGTCCTGTCCCCAATTCTCGCACTTCTACGTCATGAGGCAAGATGTGTTCGGCGGTATGCCACTTATTCTCTCTGAGCCAGTTCACATACCAATCTAGCCCTTGGCCGTGGTTTTCCACGAAATCCATCACTCGGTACTCTTGGCCGACCACCTGAACCACCCAGATCGCGGTGGTGTCAGACATACCCAAGTCCCAAGCGGTGAATGTCCGGGTCAGATCGTCCCGGTCAATGTTCGTGAGCCTGCCCTTCTCCTCCAGGTCGTTTATCAGCGCCCCGTAGTAAGAACCTTCGACAGCGGCATGGAAGGAGCATTCGAACTCCTGGTTGTACTTGTCCACACCCATCTCACGCTTGGCGGCGTGGAGTTCCGACTCAGGAATAAGGTGAGTCTGTGAGGCTCTGAACTCTAGTAAGCCCCAGTCTTCCTCTTCCTCGGCCTGGTCTCTCAGGTCTTTGAAGTGGTTTGATCCCTTTGGGGTTCCGAGGAACAGCGCCCAGCCCAGTCGGTCTGACAGCGCAGGACGAACAATGTCAGTCCAGATTCGCGGGTCTTGGTCGGCAATCTCGTCAATGATGACGCCATCGAAGTATTGGCCTCGGAGGGAGTCAGGATTGTCTGAGCCGTAGAGCTGGATTCTGCGACCCCAGAAGTCCGTGCGGAGTTCCGAGATGTTTGGAGTCGCGCCCAGAGGCTCTGTGTATTTCAGCAGATAGTCCCAGGCCACCCGCTTTGCCTGCCCATAAGTAGGAGCGATGTAAGCATACCGGGGGGCTTCCTTACGGTTCTCCACGGCATCCCGAATGATGTGGTTTAGGGCGGCGACGGTCTTTCCCATCCGTCGGTGAGCAACCACCACCCCAAAGCGGCGATCCCGCATCATCTGATGGATGGCGAGCTGTGGCTCCCGCGGGGAATAGGGAATTACGATTTCTCGTTTGCCCATGAGATCACCATCTCCAGCGGGTTGCCATTTGCCCCCGTCACCTCGAGTCGGTCATTCTCCCGCCATTGGGCGCGGGTCTTGAGCCAGAAGATAGCCGCGGTGGTGTTCCCGTTTTTGGCTTGCTGATACAGAGTCTGCGCCACAGACGCATTGGCCTCAATACGGCCCTCGTCCAGTTCTTTCCTGTAATGCTTGCGAAGGGTGTCGTCGGTGATATCCAGCTTGGAAGCAATATCCTCGTGCCTAGTGCCTACCGCGCTAAGCATCTTTACGACCTTTCGGTTTTCATCATTTGGCTTATGGGCTACGCCTTGCCCTGAAGTCTTATGCATTTTGTAATCCCGAAAGTTCAGTAAGTTCGCTATAGGTTTGGCCTGTTGACTCTAGTGTTGCCTGCTTGCCTGTGAAGTCTTGCCAGCGTTTTACTATGACATCGCAATACTTTGCGTCAAGCTCCATCAATCTGGCAATGCGCCCTGTCTTCTCTGCCGCGATGAGCGTGGAGCCGGAGCCGCCAAACAGGTCTGAGATCAAGTCTCCGCTTTTGCTTGAGTTCTGTATTGCTCTTTCAATCAATGCAACAGGCTTTGGCGTTGTGTGTCCTTGGACGCGCTCCTTATCAAACCTCCAGACACTAACCTGTTTTCTGTCCCCATAAAACGAATGAGAGCCGTCTTTCATCCAACCATATAGGCAAGGCTCGTGTTGGCTTTGGTAATCTGTTCTTGAGAGTGTGAGGCTGTTTTTCGCCCAGATAATCATGCTGCTGAAATGGAAAAACTCTCTGAAAACCTTATGAAAAATATCAGCGCACTTATCTGAATGAAAAACATAGCAAGACGCACCAGCCTTTGATGATGCCAGGAAATTGCCAAAAGCACCTCTTAAAAGCTCCTCTAGCCCATCCCTGCCGTCATTGTTGATGCCTTTGTAGTCAACCCCATACGGTGGGTCGGTGAACACCATGTCGGCCTTTTGGCCTGCCATCAACTTATCCACAGCATCTACGCTAGTGGAGTCCCCGCACATCAGGCGGTGCTTACCGAGAATCCAAACATCTCCAGGCTTTGTGACTGGCTCTTCAGGGACTTCCGGTGTTGCGTCCTCGTCCGTCAGTCCTTCAGTCGGTTCTATTTTGTTCAGTAGAGCGTCGATCTCGTCTGCGTCGAAACCTAGGCTTTCCAGGTTTACACCGCCATCCAGAAGCTCACTTAGCTCCAGGCTTAGAAGTTCGGCCTCCCACCCTGAGTTAAGGGCGATCCTGTTGTCTGCCAGGATGTAGGCTTTCCTCTGGGTCTCGGTGAGATGCTCCAGACGGATGCAGGGGACTTCCTTGAGGCTCAGCTTCCTTGCCGCAGCCAGTCTCCCATGCCCCGCTATAACCCCGTTGTCCTTGTCGATCAGGACGGGGTTGTTGAACCCAAACTCTTTTATGCTTCCGGCGATCTGGGCGATCTGCTCGTCGCTGTGGGTTCTTGCGTTCCGTGCGTATGGGATTAACACGGAGATGTCGATCTTTTCGATGTTCAATCCGACTCCTTTCGGGCCATCGGGGTAAAAAAGTTTACGGTTGCGTAAGAAATCTTACCATTTAACCTTGTTCGCCCAGTACGCTGCGCTCATCTTTCCCTTTTGGATGTTCTCGGCGTGTCTGGCCTTGAATGATTCCCTGCGCCTTTTGTCAGCTTCTGACTCCCCTTCTCTCTTTGGGGAGCCGCTTACGCCTTGCTGACCGAATCTAATGAGCTTGACCTCATCCCCACTCTTTGCCAGGACTGCATGGCTTTTTGTGGGGTGGTTGGGCGTTCGCTTTGGCTGGTTATAGCCCTGGAACTGCTCCTTGCCGCGCTTAATCATTTCTTTGCCGTCTTAGCAGCAGCCTTGAAAGCAGCAGCAGTCGGCGCTCCCTTGGTTCCGGGCTTTCTCATCCGCTCAGGAGTCTTGCCTGCGGCCTTCTGGCGCTCGATGCGCTCACGCTTGGCGTGGATATTGGCGTAAAGACCTTTCATTTCTTTTTCCTTTTGGCTTCGGAAAGAGCGATGGCGATAGCCTGCTTGGGATTGGTGACCTTGCTGCCAGAGCTGCTCTTGAGTTTGCCCTTGCCGTACTCAGTCATCACCTTCGAGATTTTCTTCTCCGCTTTCGTCTTCATACTCGCCCTTTCGTGCGTTGTACTTAGCCATTTGAAGCATCTGCTTGCGCTTCGTGGTCATCTTGGTGATCGGGCCACCTGTGAGCCATGCGCTACAGGTTCGGTCTGCCGCACACTTGAACTCGAACAGCTCACAGTAACCCAGATCAGCCGCCTCAACAACCTCGGGAGCATAGGTCTCATCGTCGGATTCTTCCTTCTGAATCCCGGCGGTGATGCACCCCATCATCTCGGGCGTTTGAATGAAAGCAGCGCAGTTCCCACACCTCATCGACTGAGCGATCTCGGGGGTGGTGTTCCATTCCTCTGCGCGTTCGTCCCAGAAATTACCCGGGTTTTCGGGATTGGCAGGCCCGTAACCGTACTCCTCGAAGGCGTGGTTACGGTTCTTGAGGTTGACCTCTGTGTCCTGGGTGGCGATAGGGCACTTCACTTCTTCATCGCCTTCTGCATCTCAATGGCCTCGTAGCCCTTGCCGAACTCGTCTGCCATCTTGTAAGCCTTCATGGGCTTCGTTTGATGGTACTTGCGCTTGTTCTGATTGAGATACTTCTGCATCTCTTCCACAGTCTTCTTTTTCATCATCGCTCCAGAAAAAAAGGGGCACTATGGCCCCACCCCGGCAACTGCGGATTAAGGGGCATCACAATTCTATATCGGGAATCGGAATGTCAATAGGCCATTTTCCCTGACTCTGTAGAGCCTGGACTGTCCGGCGGTGAGCAGCAAGCCACTTCTCCTTCCGCTCCTCTTTGGTCATCTTGTTGCCCTGATCGATCTCCCAATGGCACTTGAGGCATAAGGCGGCTATGTGGTTGTCGTCTGCCTTCACTCCCTTTCCTTTCCCGCCAGTCCAGTTGGAGTGAGCTGCTTGGGAGTTCGGGTGTCCACAGCATTGACAGGACAACTCCGCGACTGCTCTAAGGAGTTTGGGGCTTCGGATGTAGGTGTGCTTCTGAATCATTCTGTAGCCCGTCCTTCTGCTCGAGCGGTTGCTTGTTCTGTCCTCCAGACATCAGTCCTCATCCTTGCTGCCTCCAGCTTCCATTTCAGTTCTTCCTCAACCTCTATCGCAGCCGCCAGTCCCTTTAGAAGCTCCTGATACTCCGGATGTGAGTACGCCTCCCTCTCTTGTGCGTTGACTGCCTCAAATTTGAGCATCGCCTCTTTCATCAGCAGAGCTTTCTTGCTCTTTCTGAACTCCTCTAGGTACACCCGCTGGGCCTTGGCCTTGGCGTAGTCTCCTGAGTTCCTGATGATGAAGTCGATGGCGGCGTGTGCGTTCACTTGATGAGTCTCTCTATCGTCTTGAGGAGTACCGCGATGATCGCTATGGAGATGAATATCTCAATCTCGGACAAATATTCCATTTGCATGGAGCGTTCCCTTCCGATCTTTTATCTCTTCATACGCCCTGTTCAGACAGGTAATCAGATCAAGCCCAGCCAGGTCTGCCGCCAGGATAAGAGTGACGAGAACATCACCGAACCCGTCAATCTGAGCCTCTTTGTTTCCTTTTAATGTCGCAGAGACCAATTCGCCAAGTTCTTCCATGCACTTGAGAAGTTGTTTCTCGGTTGTGCTGTTTGGAATAATGCGCCTTTTTTCGGCCCAACGAATAATCTCCAGCTCAATTATTGAATAACTCACAATATTTCCTCTCTTACACAAACATCTACACCAGCAACCATTGAATACACTTTTTTTGCGGATACTCTGACCACTTGTGTATCGTCCAAATATACAATTCCATTCATTCCGTCTAAATATGCCTTGATTATGTTGTCGATGTCAGGCTTCTTCGTCGGCCTCTCCCTTCCTTCAAAGCACTCGTTCTGGCGGCGTTTGGAGAAAGATGAGGGGCAAGGTACTCTGATGTAGAGATCGACGCTCACAGGGCTTTCTAGTGGGCTTGCTGACCCCATTGCGCGAGCAGATGCGTCTTTGATGGTTGCTTCATAGCTCTTTGTCTTAGCATCGGTGTAAGTTTGGACGAAGTTTCCAGCCCTTCGGAACCTTGGTCTTCCCTTGCCTTGAGGGATTCCTTCGACGGTAAAGACAACTATGAATGTCATTTCTTCAACCTATTCATTGCGTCGCGGAGTTCTTGGGTAGCTTTTGGGCCTCGCTTCTTTTCAATGTCTCGGATTGTTTGTCCCCACCACGCTGATGCAGTAATCAGCCCATGATCGGCTTTCATTGCGTTGAAAGTCTTGACCCAATGTTTCGCCTCGCATTCCATCCGAAATGTCTCCTGTGAGGAAGAGAGCGTAGGTGATTGACTCTGTGCTGTGATTGACTCCATCTTTAACCTCGTTTAGAAGTTTTACGGCTTCAAAATAGTTCATACTTTTTTGATGATCGAGTTCAGCATCTGGCGAATCTCAGGAGGAGGCGCGATCTTCCTCAGAGAATCCTGCTCGATTTTGACCAAAGCAGGATCACGCATCGGTGCGCTCGGGACGGTCAGCGTTGGGGCCGGGACATACCAGCTTGCCTTGAAGCCACCCCAACCTCGCAGGCAGCACTCCTTCAGAGCTTCCTGCATTGAGATGCCAGCCTTCTTCACCTCGGCCTCGACTTGAGCCATAGCGGTCTTGGTCAAGGGAAGTTTCTTGGCTTTGCGGATCGCCAACCAGTCATTCCAGACTTGAGGATCAACACCAGAGAAGCACTCGACGAGAGTCGATGTGCGTTTCTTCTCTTTGGGTATTGTGTCTTGGGTAATGGGTAATGGGTCATGGGTAATGGGAGCATTGCCTTCGGACTGCGTTGGCAATGCGTTCGCATCTAACCTCTTGTCCCATCTAGCCCTTGCACTCTCTCGGGCCTTCTCGGACTTGTTGTTCACCGAGCTGATCTCACGCAGGACACGATCTGAAATCCATCCATGATCCGTACGGACGAAGAACTCCCGTAGAACGGACGCAACGCAGTCGCTATGCGATCGCATCCTGATTAAACGGGCAATCTCGTCTGGATCTAGTGGAAGCGGGCGCTCGTGAAGATAGCACCAGTCGAGAAGTCGGCGGTATGCCAAGTCCTCGAACTCATCAAGATGTCCCGTGTGGGACTGGTAGTCCTTGATGTTGAACTGATAGAAATGCATCAGCGTTCCTTGGGGGGACAGCCTCAGGGTGAGAATTCCGAGGCGGGCCAACCCATTACGGGCTTTATCGGGCCTGAAGCCGTCCACCCAAGGACACTGATCCAGGCCCACCTTATGCGCTTCTCACGGCGCTTTCTCACTCTACCTCAGTTGCAAGTAGTTGTGCAAGTCCTGAACTGACCCTCTCCGTAGCAACAGGTCATACAGGTCACCGTCTTGCCATTGACGATATAGGTGTGGGAAGTGCAGGCCGCATGAGCGTTAGCACCAAGCAGCATCATTGCGGCAGCGATAGCCAGTTTCTTCATGTTTGCTCCTCAAACCACTCGGGGTGAAGGGTCTTGAGTTGCCACAGCCGAGCCTGCGGAACCCGCTTCCATTGATAAATCGCAGGACAGGAGATGCCCAGAAGTCTCGCTAGTGCGGTGACTCCTCCAGCCTTCTTGATTAGCTCTTTCTTGTCCATGTCTCTCCCTTGGTGGGGCCAGCTCTCATGTAGCAGAGTTGCTCCTGCTGATAATTCGAAAACACCAGGCGCACGGCGCTAACCCGTTCCTGGCCCCGCTGTAGTGTAAGCCCGATTAGGATAAGTGGACTTAGGGAAAGTCCTATGTTGTCATCCCATAAGATCGCTTATGATTCTTCCCATGCCGCTAGATCGCGGTCTTTTAGGAGCAAGCAAATGGAAGCCTACAAAACAGCACTCAGTCAAGCGATTGATCTGTTCAATATGTGCCCCGGCCTTGAGTGGAAGTCATGCCTCAAGGAGTGTGCGTCCCGCAATGGCATCGCCTTCGGTGACGAGATGGCCAAGTTCATCAAGTGGGCGAGCAAGCAATGAATATCAATCCATGCATTCGCTGTCAGTTCGTGATTGAGAATCGTCAGAATGTGATGAACTCAAAATGCGGTCACCCTGACCTTCAGGTCACGAATGTGGTGACGGGCGACAAAGAACCTCTCTTCTGCACCACCGCACGGATTCGCGGTAACAAGTGCGGCCCTGAAGGAGAGTTGTGGGCTTATGACGATGCCTTTCCTCCTGCTCAGGAGTGGGAAGAATGAGATACGTCTATCGCCCTTCTCATGAGGCTATCGAGGCTCGCCGTAAAGGTGCTATGGATGTGCTGTTTGCCATCTTCCTCGGTTTGTGTGGTGCACTCTTTTTCTTCTTCTTCCTATGAAAAACATCGCAACAGCTTTAGTCGCCGCGCAGAAGGCTTTTGGCCCTGCTCTCAAGACCTCATCAAATCCTCACTTCAAGAGCCGTTACGCTGATCTGGCGGCTTGCGTTGAGGCAGTCATCGACGCTCTGAATGCAAACGGAATCATGCTGATGCAGCAGAACACCGAATGCTCTGATGGAGTGATTGTCGAGACCGTGTTCCTCCACGAGTCGGGAGAAATGCTTTCTAGCGGCAAGCTCCATGTTCCAGCCTCCAAGCAAGATCCGCAAGGCTACGGATCGGCCCTGACCTATGCGCGTCGGTACTCTCTCATGGCGGCTTGTGGAATCGCCCCAGAGGATGACGATGGCAACGCAGCCAGTCGCAGCTCCGGAGCAGAGGATCAAGCGTTTGAGGCTCAACACCTGGACGCACTCAGAGAGGCTGCTATGGAGGGTTTAGACGCGCTCCAGGCGGCTTTCAAGGCTATCCCTGCATCTCCGGCTAAGACTCGGTTCTGGACGAAGCACCAGGCTAGTCTGAAAGGGGCGGCAAAGTGAAAAGAGGCGGCGTTGAGGTCGGGACTGTCATCCTGCATAGCACGCTTGATGACTACCGCAAAGATCACCAGATCGCAGCTCACGCCAAGAGACTCGCTCTAGAGCTGGAGTGTCTGCTGTTGAGCATCAAAGACACCGCGGCACAAGGCTGGTGGTGGGACACGGCACACGAGGCTTTAGAGCAGTACCAAGCGGATATAGATAGGCTGTATCCGCAAGATCATGTAAGTCCATTAGGAAAGGATTGAGAAATGATGAAAGAGAACCAAGAAGACGGCTTCAAGGTGTTCCTTGACTTCCGCAACATCCAGATCGGCAAGGGCCGCATCTTGTGGGGAACCGAAACCCAGAACGGAAAGATGCAGTATTTCAAAGAGGGTTGGGTTCTTCCTGGCGGTGAGCGCACCACAGATGAAAAAGTCGCTATCGAGTGGGCAAAGTGGATCGATGAGGTCTCACAATGACCGACCAAAGGTCTCCAGAGTGGTTCGAACAGCGAGCCGGAAAGGTCACCGCATCCTCTGTTTACAAGGTCATGGCAAAGACCAAAACAGGGTATGGAGCAGATCGGGACAACTACAAAGCCCAACTCGTTGTGGAGAGGCTCACAGGCCAGCCTGCCAAGACTTACTCCAACGCAGCGATGGAGTGGGGAGTACAGACAGAGGCAGAGGCCAGGGCCGCTTATGAGGCCCGTATGGGCGTCCTGGTGGCCGAGGTGGGGTTCATGCCTCACCCGACCATTGAGATGTGCGGAGCATCACCGGACGGGGTTGTTGGAGAGGGCTTGGTGGAGATCAAGTGCCCTGAAACGGCCACCATGATCGACCAGCTCCTGACAAGAAAAATCCCGGATAAGTATTTCAAGCAGATGCAGCTTCAGATGAAGTGCGCCGACAAGAAGTGGTGTGACTTCGTGGTCTATGACCCGAGGATGCCAGAGAGTATGCAAATGTTCGTTGCTCGAGTGGAGAGGGACGATCGTTTCATAGCAGAGATGGAAGCCGAGATCGTCAAGTTCCTGGCAGAAGTCGATTCAACCGTAGCAAAACTTAAGGAACAGTATGGCCAAGCTAATGTATGACATCAAAGTCGTGATCGGAAAGTACACCAACAAAGATGGCGAAGAGAAGAACCGCTACTTGAAGATGGGCGCTGTCATCGAAACCAAAAACGGTCTCATGATGAAGTGGGACTGCATCCCAGTTGTTGAAGGCGGTTGGAACGGATACGCCTACCTGAACCCGCCGGAAGATCAAGAAAACTCCAACAAGCCCCGCCGCCGCACGAACGATATTGAGTTCTAAGGGTAATCACTAGGCCACCTCTGCATAAGGTGGCTTATCATCACACAGTCCGTTAAGCGAAAGGAAGCCGAAATGAGTGGACTAGCACGAAACACCGATCCCGACACCTCACACGAGGCAGCGAAGCTCAACACCACCACCCTAGAGGGTATGGTGCTTGAGGCCATCAACGCGAATGGCCCAATGACCACCGAGGAGATCGCCAGAGCTACGGGGATTGACCTCCAAAGCATCACACCTAGGATCGCTCCTCTGATGCGCTTGGGGCTTCTCGTAGACACAGGACTTCGCAAGCCTGGTGTGTCTGGTCGCAACCGTCGCGTGATTGGGGTGAAAAATGTTTTTTAAGACTTACATGGGCGACTGCTTGGCTGAGGTCGAAGCCAAGATCAGCAGGAACTACCGAGCCAAGATCATCAGCATGACCATAAACGGTTTGGAGTTTGATATCGATGATCTGAGTGCTAAGGCTCTGGCGAAGCTGGAAGACGAAGCTGATGAGAAGGCGCTAGAGGTGGAGGAATGAGCCTACGACAAGCAGCGCGGAAGGCGCTTGAGGCGTTGGAAGACTGGAAAGAATATCTGCCTCGTCTGTGGGACGAGATTGACGAAAAAGCCGTCACCGCCCTACGCGCCGCGCTTGCGGAGCCTGAGCGCAAGCCGCTGACGGATGAGGAGATTGAGTTGCTTGCAGTCAAGCACGCACCGCCGATTGACCCGGCGTTTGCACAGCATGACGACTTCATCGAGTTCGCCCGCGCCATCGAGCGCGCACACGGGATTGGAGGTGAAGCATGAGCAATGAGCCTGTGGCGTGGGTAAAGACTGAAAACTTCGTTGACGATGACGGCCTTTGGAGTGGACGCATTGTGTTCAATCAACATGGTGACGGGATGCCCCTCTACACCCGCCCCGTCGATGACACCACCCTGCTGCGGCAGGCGCTGGAGGCGTTGAAGCAGCACATTCAATTGCATGACGGTGACTGCATTTGCCAAGATTGCGCAGCCATCACCGCCCTGCGCGAACGACTAGGAGAGAAGACATGACCCGCGAAGAACTGATCCGCATGGCAGGGAGGCGGGCATGAACCGAGAAGACATCATCCGCATGGCGATGGAGGCTTGGTTGGACGTCTACGGGCTTGGTAAAGACCGTACTAAGTTTGCCGAGGCGCTTGAAAGATTCGCTGAACTGGTGACTGCACAAGAGCGTGATGCGTGCGCGAAAGTTTGCGAAGAACGATCTAAAGGATGGGACAACCCCCGTCCTGCACGCGATGAAGCCGAAGCAATGATGCGGTACGCCGCGAAACATGAGGCCCGTGCGCTCGGAGAAGCCATCAGAGCAAGGAGCGAAAGTTGACAGAATCAAAGTTCGTTAAGCATATTGAATGCCCTTCGTGTAAAAGCTCAGACGCTAATGCGCTGTACGATGACGGGCACACACACTGCTTCGCTTGTAACACTACGAGGGTAAGCGTGGAAGACACTCAACAAGCACCGAAACCGCCCAAGGCTAAGAGCCTGAGCGTTAGCGGCACTGTCAGGGGCATCCCTGAGCGTGGCATCAATCGACAAACCTGTGAAAAGTTCGGAGTCCTGCAAGATGATTCAAACCATTATTACCCGTATCTTGACAATGATTCTGCCATCGTCGCTTACAAGGTCAGGAATGTAGAAGAGAAGAAGTTTTCCATCCGTGGAGACTTCCAGCAGGCTAAGCTGTTTGGTCAAAACCTGTTCCATCAGGGAGGTAAGTATGTTACTTTGGTCGAAGGCGAACTGGATGCCCTTGCTGCTTACCAACTTACCGGGAGTCAGTGGCCTGTTGTGTCTATCCGTAACGGTGCTAACGCAGCCCTGAAGGACTGTAAGGCACAGTTTGAGTGGCTAGACAGTTTCGAGAACATTGTAATCTGCTTTGATGCTGATGAGCCTGGACGCAAGGCAGCCAAAGAAGTGGCTGAGCTGTTTGGGCCTAAGGCGAAGATCGTAAAACATCTGTCGGGGTTCAAAGATGCTTGTGACTACCTCATTGCTGGCGCGACTAAGGAATTTGTTTCAGAGTGGTGGAAAGCAGAAGTCTATGTACCGGACGGTATCGTTAACTCGGCTGATCTGTGGGACTCTGTTAGCACTCCCGAGCAGCCTGCTAAGGCGCATTACCCGTGGAAAGGACTGAACAAGCTGCTGTACGGCATCCGTGACGCTGAACTGATTACCGTCACCGCCGGATCAGGCTTGGGTAAGAGTCAGTTCCTACGGGAAATCCTGTACGGACTGCTCAAGACAACGGACTGGAAGATCGGAGCTATGTTCCTGGAAGAGTCTGTACGCAAGACAGCACGAAGCATCATGTCAGTACACGCTAACAAGATGCTGCACTTGCCAGACACTCCAGTGACCGGCGAAGAACTGAAGGATGCCTTCGATGCGACTCTTGGAACCGGGCGTGTATTCCTGTTCGATCACTTCGGATCGCTGGAGATTGAGAATGTGCTGAACCGTATCCGTTACATGGCTAAGGCTTTGGACTGTAAGGTTGTGTTCCTGGATCACATCAGTATCGTGGTGTCAGGGCAGGACTTAGGCGATGAGCGTAAGGCCATTGACAATCTGATGACTAAGCTGCGGACACTGGTACAGGAGCTTGGGATTACGCTATTCTGTGTGTCTCACCTTCGTAGGCCCACGGGCAATGCAGGGCACGAGGATGGGCAGGCAGTGTCGTTGTCTCAATTGCGGGGATCAGGGGCCATTGCTCAGTTGTCGGATGCAGTGATTACACTGGAACGTAACAGCATGGCAGAGGATCACAATGACAGGCACACGACAAAGGTTTCAGTGGCCAAGAACAGGTACAATGGCTACACCGGCCCTGCGTGTCACTTGTTGTTTGACACTTACACAGGCAGAATGCTTGAGGTTGAGGAAACATTATGATGGACATAGAATCACTCGTGGCTCGGGTGTGGGAACTGGAGGGGAAGTATGACGAGCTACTAAGGAATCACCAGAGTCTAATCCACGAGTATGAAGAACTGAAAGCCAGATATGAAAAGGCTAGTGCTGGACATCGAAACATCGACGGATCACCGTACGATTCACTTGGTAATCACTAAAGACATTGACAGTAAAGAGATAAAGACATGGAAGGAAGCCGCGACCCTCGGGGCGTATTTAAAGGACGCTACGTTAATAATCGGCCAAAACATTCTGGCGTTCGATGCACCGATCCTAAATCGTACTTGGCAGACGAGGATTCGTTTGAGCCAATGCTACGATACTCTAATAGTGTCAAGGCTGCTCGATCCGAGTCGAGAGCAAGGACACAGCCTGGAGGCATGGGGGAAGACACTCGGGAAGGAAAAGATTGACTACGCTACACGTTGGGAAGAACTTGCTGGACGGCAGCAAGCCTACAAAGGTGAATGCTTTGACAATCCTTTCCCTGACCTTCTGGTGGAATACTGTACGGCAGACGTAGAAGTCACTGAACTGTTGTACCGTAGACTGACAGAGGAAGTCACCCGCAAGGAGTTCAGTCAGGAGTCTGTTGACCTTGAGCACAAGGTTGCAGCCATCATTGCGGAGCAGGAACGAAATGGTTTCAAGTTGGATCAAGAGTACGCAACCCTGCTACTTGTTGACATCAAGGGAAGAATGGCAGAAGTATATGAGTCAATGCAGCAGCGATGGCCATCATACGAAGTCCCACGAGTCAGTGAAAAGACAGGAAAGCAACTCAAGCCGTTGTTGGTTACTTTCAACCCAGGATCACGCAAGCAGATCGGAGAAAAGCTGATTGAGCTTGGGTGGAAGCCAGAGAAGTTCACAGAGACAGGACAGCCGATGGTTGACGAATCTATCCTGTCGAAGATCGAACTTCCAGAGGCTAAACTGATTGCTGAGTACCTGATGCTACAGAAGCGTGTGGCACAGATTGAGTCTTGGATGGAGGCTGTAGGCTCTGATGGCAGGGTGCATGGTAGGGTTATCACCAATGGCGCTGTAACAGGCCGGATGACACACCAAAGCCCGAACATGGCACAGATTCCCAATGCGGGTTCTGTCTATGGGCCTGAGTGCCGTCAGTGCTGGACTGTTGAGACTGGAAATGTCTTGGTTGGCTGTGACGCATCAGGGCTAGAGCTTCGGATGTTGGCACACTACATGAAGGATGACGATTATGTCAAGACGGTTGTGGAAGGGTCTTCCAAGGACGGAACTGATGTCCACACGAAGAATCAAAAAGCAGCAGGATTACAGACACGGGATCAAGCAAAGACGTTCATCTACGCTTTCCTCTACGGGGCAGGGCCATCGAAGATTGGTTCTATCGTTGGTGGGTCGGCAAAGGACGGTGAAAGACTTACAAGTTCCTTCCTTAATGCGACTCCCGCACTCAAGGCTCTACGAGATAAGGTATCCAAGTATGCAGGCAAGGGCTTTGTACCGGGGCTTGATGGTCGTAAGATTTGGGTTCGCTCCGAGCATGCAGCACTTAACAGCCTACTCCAAGGTGCCGGAGCGATTGTGATGAAGAAGGCACTGTGCTTGTTCTATGACAAGATCAAGAAGAACAAGTGGCCAGTGAAGCTAGTTGCCAATGTCCACGATGAGTTTCAGTTTGAGTGTCACGCCAGTGTTGCCGACGAAGCAGGCAAGGCTGCACGACTGAGCATTGTGGAAGCAGGACAACATTTTAAGTTACGATGTCCATTGGACGGGGAGTACAAGATTGGCAAGAATTGGAAAGAAACCCACTGATGGCCCTCCGGCTGGAATCGTAATCATTCAAGCAGATGAGGAAGGCTTCGATCTGAAGATTTCTCAGAACATGAACTACGATGATGCAAAGCATTTGCTCATGGAAGCCCTACACATCATAAGGGCTTATGAAGAAAATGGTTGCATTCCGGACAATATGACGCTACAATAGTAGCTCTTTCGCGGCTGTGGTGGAATCGGTAGACACAGGAGACTTAAAATCTCCCGGCTTACGCTGTGTGGGTTCGAGTCCCGCCAGCCGCACCATTGTAAAACTGAAAGGAAGATGAAATGAGTAGTGATAACAAGCCTGTTCGCGTTGCTGGTGAGCTTTTCTGGGCCAACTGGATGGCAGAGTTCAACACCAAGTTCAATGAAGACAACACGAAGTACGAATGCACTCTCGGTATGCTGTCTGACAAGGCTTGCGAAGCCCTGGAGGAACTGGGCATCAAGATCAAGAACAAGGACACGATGGGCAAGTTCATCGTTGGTAAGTCCAAGTTTGTGTTTGAGCCTGTGGACGAAGACGGTAACCCAGTAGACATCAAGAAGATCGGTAACGGCACCAAGGTTGTTGCTCTGGTGACTTCGTATCGTCACAAGATGTCTGCCAAGTTCGGCTCTGCTCCGAGCATCCAGAAGCTCATCGTAACGGAACTGAAGACCTACAATCCTGAAGGTTCCTTGAAGGAAGAAACGGAAGATGTCCTCTAATCCTAGTATCGCTCTCGTGGATGCTGATGTGATGGTTTACCGCATCGGCTTCGCGTCAGAGAATGACTCCGAGAGCATTGCTAGGGCTAGGCTTGTCGAGTGGTTCACTGACATTGTATACATCGACCTGAAGTGCGAGGATTACAAGGCGTGGATCACCGGCAAGTCTAACTACAGGTACGACATTGCCAAGACTGTTCCGTACAAGGGCAACCGCAAGGACATGAAGAAGCCAAAGCATTACGAGTATCTTCGTGATGTCTTGGTCAAGCGTTTGGGTGCAATCGTGACTGATGGCGAGGAGGCTGACGATGCTGTCGGTATCGCATCCACGGAGAACCCGAGTGCTTGGATCGTCCATGTGGATAAAGACTTGGATCAACTTCCAGGGCTTCATTACAATCCTGTCAAATGCGAGAAGTACACGGTCACTGAGTTTGAAGGGCTACGGAACTTCTACAAGCAGATGCTGACAGGAGACAGAACAGACAATATTGAGGGCATTCACGGTATCGGGCCAGTCAAGGCCACCAAGATACTTAGTGAATGTAAAACTGAACAAGAACTGTATGAGGCTGTATGGAAGACGTATCAGAAACACGAACTGTCGCTAGAAAGACTGACAGAAAACGGGCAACTGCTGTGGTTGCGAAGGACGCCGGATCAAATGTGGTTGCCTCCTTCAACCTCGCAGGATGCCAGTGGACAGTCTTAAGCGTAGCGCACATGACTGAGATGGGCCTGTGTGACCCGGAAACGCACACGATCAAGATTCGTGCATCGTTGCCGGAGCAGGCTCAGGAGGCTACCTTTTACCATGAACTTGTCCATGCGGTGCTGTTTACAATGGGTAAGACAAACCATGATGAGGAGTTTGTTGACACTTTTGGTGGTTTGCTTCATCAGTATTCTAGGACAATGAATGAAACCAAGTAGCGCAAAGAACAAAGGCAGGCTGTTGCAGCAGTGGACTGCCAAGAAGATGCTGGAGTATGCACCTACGCTAGAGCCTGACGATGTTGTAAGCACTAGCATGGGCGCAGGTGGTGCTGATGTCAAACTGTCCCCTGCTGCTCGGAAGATTTACCCGTTCCAGATCGAATGTAAGTCTCATGCAAAGATTGCTGTATACGACTTTTACCGTCAAGCAGCCACGCACGGGACTTATGAGCCTCTGGTGGTCATCAAACAGAATCAGTGTAAGCCGCTAGTTATCGTGGACGCTGATTACTTCTTTAAGGTGTACAATGAAAATCGAAATACCGAACGAAGCACTGGATGAGTTCCTCGTCCAGTCCTTGAAAGACGGTCTAGACGGTGTGCGCTACAATCGTCGTACAGTGAAGCACCCGGAGGACATTGCTAACAACGCGCAGCTTGAAGGTGCTTTTGTGACGCTGCTAGAATACTACATGTGCCATACTGACTTCGTTGAGTTCATTAAGAAAGAGTATCGTGGAAGTAACGCAGATTCGTGAGAACCCGGACGGTAGTGCAGACTTTAGCTTTGAGTTGACTGCCTTGGAAAAAGAGGCATTGATTCGCTTCGCTATCATGGAAGCAATCAAGAATGGAATTAAGGAAGGAATGAAATATGCCGTCCGTGAAGACAGTGTGGAAGACGCCGGAGGCGGAGAAGCTGATAGCGTACATGGCTCGGGTATCGAATCCAGCGAATCAGGCAAATGAGAAGTATGTTCCGCTAATCAAGTACCTGATAAAGCACAAGCACTGGAGTCCCTTCGAGATGGTCAATGTTTGCATGGAGATAGAATGCACACGAGACATCGCAAGGCAGATTCTGAGGCATCGTAGCTTCTCCTTCCAGGAGTTCAGTCAGCGGTACGCAGTGGCAGATGGCTATGCATACTCTGAGCCACGGCTACAGGATGAAAAGAACAGACAGAACAGTCTGCCCGTAGAAGATCGGGAGATGCTCCGTTTCTGGGAAGAGCAGCAGTCCAATGTACTCAAGGCTGCTAAGGCGGCGTATGAGAATGCACTGAATGCAGGAATAGCTAAGGAAGTTGCTCGGAAGGTCTTGCCAGAGGGCTTGACAACGAGTAAGATGTACATGAATGGAACACTGAGGAGTTGGCTCCACTATATCCAGATCAGGACCGGAGTGGAGACTCAGAAGGAACACCGTGAGATTGCGCTGCTGTGTGAGCAGGAACTGTGGCGTGATTTCCCTAACGTAATGGAGGCTTTGGTAGAAAATGAATGATGATTTTGAGACTTTTAAGTTCACCTATATCGACGATGGTCGTCGCATCAGCTATGAATGCTCTGAGAACATCGCATATTGGCCGGATGTTATGCAGAAGTTCTTAGACTTTATGGGTTCTGTCTACGGATACGACATCCGTAAGAACATCACAATCAACGAACCTACTGGTTTCAAAGACTTCCCTAGCGATGAAGATACTACTACTTGACATTGAGACAGCACCGAACACAGCCTATGTCTGGGGACTCTTCAAGCAAAACATCAGCATCAGTCAGATCGTGGACTCTAGCGCAATGCTGTGCTGGGCTGCTAAGTGGCTGGATCAAGAAGATGTCATGTTCAGCAGCATTATGGGTGGACGTAAGAAAATGCTACAGCGCATCCACAAGCTGCTGGACGAGGCTGACGCAGTAGTTCACTACAATGGTTCTAGGTTCGACATTCCTACGCTCAACAAGGAATTCCTTGAGGCAGGGATGTCACCGCCTAGTCCGTATGCTCAGATTGACCTTCTGAAGACTGCACGACAGCAGTTCCGGTTTCCAAGCAACAAGCTAGACTATGTTGGCCGTGCTCTGGGACTGGGGCAGAAAGTGTCTCACGAAGGCTTTGAGTTGTGGATCAAGTGCATGAACAAGGACAAGGATGCCTGGACTCGTATGCAGGCGTACAATGTCCAAGATGTTCTGTTGCTTGAGAAGGTGTACAAGCGGTTCCTGCCTTGGATCAAGAACCATCCTAATCGCGGTGTTCACATGGACACTGACCATGTTTGTCCTACTTGTGGGAGTCACAATGTCCAAAAGCGAGGTTATAATCACACGAAAGCAGGCCGATACCAGCGGTATCAATGCCGAGACTGTGCAACTTGGTCAGCAGCTAAGGGAACAATTAGTGAGTCGAGGGATACTCTCAGACATATCGTGTAAGACCTGCTTCTATGGGCCTGTCAAGCAAACCATGCACCGTATCTGCGACACCTGCTTCACGCTAAAGGGTACGCAGTACGAGAACTGGGTTGACAAGAACATATACGCTGAGACAACTAAGGAAGAAGAACAGAATATGGATGCTATTAGCAAGCCAGTTCATTACAACTACAGCACGGTGCAGCCCATTGATGCTATTGAGGCTTGGAAGCTGAATTTCAGGCTCTCCAATGTCATCAAGTATGTGGCTCGACACCGACAAAAGAATGGCCTAGAGGACTTGAAGAAAGCCCTCTGGTATCTCCAGCGGGAGATTGATAAGTATGACCCTGACGTTCAATGATTTGAAGGATCGTCTAAAGGCTCTGGATGAAGTAACGCTTCTGGAGCTTTTAGACCTGAAGAGCGAAGACATCGTAGATCGGTTTGAAGACCTGATCGAAGACAAACAAGAACAACTAGAGAAGGAATTTTAATGACTCCGTACCAAACCTACATTGCCAAGTCCAGGTATTCCCGTTACCTTGACGACAAAGGCCGCCGTGAGCACTGGCCTGAGACAGTCAATCGTTACTTTGACTTCATGGAAGGACACCTGAGGAAGAAACACAACTATCTCTTGCCTACTGAGCTTCGCAAGGAACTGCAAGATGCTGTGACAAACCTTGAGGTTGTGCCGTCCATGCGTGCGATTATGACCGCAGGCGATGCCCTGGATCGTCAGAATGTGGCCGGATACAACTGCTCGTATCTGCCCGTTGATGACCCTAAGGCATTCGATGAGGCAATGTATATCCTACTCTGTGGTACAGGGGTAGGCTTTAGCGTAGAGGAAAAGTATGTCAATCGTCTGCCGGAAGTTCCAGATCATTTGTTTGACTCTAACACTGTGGTGGTCGTCAAGGACTCTAAGGAAGGCTGGGCAAAGGCTCTGCGACAGATTATTGCCCTCCTGTATGCCGGAGAGGTACCTAAGTGGGATGTATCCGCCGTACGTCCTGCTGGGGCACGCCTTAAGACCTTTGGTGGTCGAGCAAGTGGCCCGGAACCGTTGGTGGAGTTGTTCCGCTACACTGTCGCTAAATTCAAGACAGCCGCTGGTCGTAAACTTAACTCGCTGGAATGCCATGATATTCTGTGCAAGATCGGGGAAGTCGTTGTGGTTGGAGGGGTACGCCGGTCTGCGATGATTAGCCTGTCTGACCTGAGCGATGACCGTATGGCTCACGCTAAGGCAGGCAACTGGTGGGAAGGTAACGCACAGCGTGCATTGGCCAACAACTCGGCAGTCTACACGACTAAGCCCTCTGTTGGTCAGTTCATGCGTGAATGGTCTGCTATTTATGAATCACACTCTGGTGAACGAGGTATCTTCAATCGGTATGCTAGTCAAGCTCAGGCGGCTCGTAATGGCCGCCGTGACCCAAATCAGGAATGGGGAACGAATCCATGTAGTGAAATTATTCTACGCCCTTATCAGTTCTGTAATCTTAGTTCTGTCATTGTGCGGCCTAGCGATACTTTCTCTGATCTTGAGCGTAAAGTGCGTCTTGCAACTATCCTGGGAACTTGGCAGTCAACACTTACGAACTTCCCGTATCTTCGCAAGATTTGGCAAAACAACACCGAAGAGGAACGATTGCTAGGTGTGTCAATGACGGGTATCTTGGATAACTCGTTGCTGAACAACCCTGACGATCCCCGTCTACCTGACCTTTTGGAGAAGTTGAAAACTCATGCTGTTCACACTAATGCTGTTATGGCTGACGCTATCGGTATCAACCGGAGTGTTGCTATCACAGCTATCAAACCTGAGGGTACAGTCTCCCAGCTCACGGGCACTGCTAGTGGTATTCATCCTCAACACGCTAAGTATTATATTCGCCGGGTTCGTTCTGATAACAAAGACCCTCTCACTGACTTCCTGAAGTCTCAAGGGTTCCCGTCAGAGCCTGACTTCTATAAGTCTGACAGCACGACAGTGTTCAGCTTCCCTGTGGCTGTGGCTGACGGTGCTGTGCTGCGTGAGGACTTGGATGCTATCAAGCACTTGCGTCTGTGGCTGCTGTATCAGGAACACTACTGTGAGCACAAGCCTTCTGTGACCATCTCTGTCAAGGAACAAGAGTGGCCTAAGGTTGGTGCTTGGGTGTGGGACAACTTTGACAAGATCACTGGCGTGTCTTTCCTGCCGATGGACGGAGGAACCTATCGACAGGCACCGTATGAGGAGATCGACAGTGCGGAGTACGAACGCCTAAAGGCTGCAATGCCTGCGGGGATTGACTGGGATGCTTTCATTGAAAGGACTGACAATGTAGAAGGAGCACAGACTTTGGCCTGCACGGCTGGAGCCTGCGAACTACCGTGAACTTCATCCTACAGTTCAGGCTCGGTATCGGCTTCGACATCGAACACAATGAGATCAATCGGTACTGTATGTTAGACGAGGAAGGCAAAGAAGAAGTTGTTTGCTTTGTTGGCCTAATCATAAAGATACCGTTCATTGAAATCCTGATCGGAGATTTCTTCACGGAATAAAAAAAGCCCCTGTCAAGGAACCTTTATAGGAACCTTGCAGGGGCTTAATTATTTGATGGACGGCTTAAAAGGATCGGCAGTTATGTCAACAAACTGATATGTTGGATTTTTATCTTGAGCCTCTCGCTGTCCCCGTAAGAAATCGTCTCTTTTTTGAGGTCTTATTTTTACATCTTCCGGGAGTCCCTTAAACTGCTCCATCAAAATAGCAAACTCAGTTGCGAAAGAAGGGTCTAAGTGCGGGTTATCTGAAGGGTTAATTGCTTCTTGTTGTTGTTTTCCTCCTTTAGTCATTCTTCCGACACCAAATGCCTGTAATTCAATAGGACTTGTTCGATAAAAGTCCCAATTAGACATCTTTCCAGACGCGCCTGACGGTTTATACATTTTGGCTATTGCAGCATCCAGATTTTCTTTACTTTCTTTATCTTTCTTTCTATCCGAATGTCCAATAGTACTGAATGAAGAGCCGTACATTTTTCTAGCATTTTCTAAGAATCTTTTTTCTTCATTAGAAACTTTTTCTTTATTCCTAATTTTAGTCTGGATTCTACTAGCAGCGTCAAAAAATAACTGATGCTGTGCAGCGTGTGACATCTCGTGACTTAACGTAGATACAGCACGCTCAGGATTTCTCATTAAACTTGGATCAGGCGCGACAATTCTGTTTGTATCTGTTTCATATTCTCCAGACGCGGAGGAATACGGGCTTCGTCCAGACACTTGAGGAACGGCCCCGTACTTAGCTAGGAGTTCATAAATACTACTTGGATCAAATAAGTTTGCCATGTTTACCTCAATAATAAAGATTCAGCCTGTCTACGCCTAGTCAATCCTCTGAGCACTCTACCGGCTGCTTTGTCCCACTTCAGACACTCCAGCGCAGCCTCTTCCCAGTTCTTCTCGTTGATCCTCTTCCTGAAGGTACTGATACGAAGGTTACCCAGTCCACAGTTGTAGGCC